AAATTATTTCGTTGTTTACAATTACCGGAACGCTATCAATAGTTGCTATTCTTATTGTGTCCATTTGTAAAGTGTCTTCACAAACGTAACCTTTTTTTATTGCTTTGTTTAAATGGTATTGAGCCGAACACGAATAAAGAAAAATGCTAATAATTACTATAAATAGTTTTCCCATTTTTTTTAGTTGCTTTTAATACTTGTTTACGATTTTTAGAACTATAACTTACGTGAACCCACGAAGGATTTTCATCGTTTCCAAACTCCCAAATAAGTTGGTCGAAGTCTAACTTTGTTTTAATAAAGAAAAACCCATTTGCGCCTATTTGCAAGTCCATTGCTTCACCTTTACAATGTTGGCTTGATGAACTTCCTTTTATCATTCTATTAAGCTGTAAACTACGAAAACCCGAATTAATTTTAATTGGTGTGTTTAGGTAACTTCTTAAAGGTTCAAAAACATTTTCACACAAAAGTTTAGCGCTTTCAATTTGTGACAAACTCATTTTATTGTTTATTCCGTGTGTTGTTGCAGTAAGTGAATTTTCAAACTCTGCAAGTGTAACGTGTGCGCTTAAATTCATTTTAATTTGTTTATGTCGTTTTTAATATCAATCGCGCGGGTAAAAAGAAGTTTAGCTGACTGCCATAAATTTACACCTTTGACGATTCGCCAATTTTCTGCAATTGATTGGATTTCGATACTTGCTAAAATTAACGCTAAAACTTTAGTTAACATTAAAGGAACAGAAAACACGGTTAAAATTATATCGTTTAATATAAAATAATCTATTAAAAAAAATAGAATAACACACAATTCGTAAAGCAAAATTTTAGAAATTATTGCTGAAAGTTTTCGTGATGTTATTTCTTGTTTTAGGTGTTTAGCTTTCCAAATTCCTGTAGCTGTGTCCGACAATATCAATGCGAATAAAAGTCCAAGTATTCCGGCTATAGGTAAAAAAAACGAAAAGCAAATAGTAAGTAATTTCAATGCTTGATTTTTAGCTGTGTAAAGTAATAAATAAAGTTGTAGTTTCATAATTCTTCAAGTGCTTCAGTTAAACTGAAAGTTAAGTAAAAAAACAAAGTAACACCTGCTAAATTAATGTAAAGTTCTGTGCCTTGAAACATTAAAGAAAAAGAAGTTAAAAAACCTGCAATAAAATAAGCCGTTGCTAAATAGTTACTTTTCATCTATTCCCCTTTAAGAGCTTTTAATTCTTCATACATAGCCAAAAGCTGTGCTTCTTTCTCTTGTATTAGTTCTTCGTTTGTTCTTTCAATAACATCAACAAGTTCTTCTATATAAGTTCCTTGTTCGTTGTAATATCCTATTAATTGTTTCATCTTTATTTATTTATATAGTGTGTATTCTTACAGCACGAGTAAAATTAAAATTTCCCCCTTTACCATTACTTTCCTGATAACCAAAGTCGAATCTATGCCTTAATGAATTTGTAGCACTAAACTCTGTAGAAGACCAATACAAACTAATAAAACCATTAGTGCTACCTAAAATTTTATTTACTATTGCCGCTGAATTATAACACAAATTTAACTCCCAAGCTGATGGTAAATACCAATCATTATAACCACCACCTGCATAAAGTCTTGCAAGTCCAGCTGCATTATTAGTATTTGCAGGAAGAAGTGTTTGTGCTATAATTGCATTAGTATTACTAAGACCATCCGAATAACTTTGAGCAGTAGCACCTATTAACGTACTTAAAAAAGCATTTTGTGTCCATGGAATACCTGTAGATAAATTAGTTAAACTTGCAATAAGAGCTTTATTAACTCCACCTTCAACAAACACCGCAACCACTATTCCCCCACCAATTAAAGCTCCTATCTCTGTACCACCACCACCACCTGAAGCAGCAATAGTCTGATTAGGAAAAGTTCCTGTAATAGTTATATTAGTTCCTGCTACCAAACTTGGAGTTGCTGTGCCTGTACCACCATTCGCTACTGCTACAATGCCTGTAACGTTGTCTGCTGTTCCTGTAGTGTTTTGGTTAAGTGTTGGAATATCTGCGCCTACAATAGCTCTAAATGTTGGTACTCCTGAACTTCCGTTTGGTGCTGCTAAAATATTATTTGCAGTCTTTGAAGCATACGGATTTTGAGTATCTCCATAACCTGAAGCTAAACTAATAACAGGTGTTGTAGTTCCTGTAGCGACTACAGGTGTTGTTGCTGAAACTGAAGATACACCGCCTGTTATTACCAAATCGCCACTACCTAAAATCGAATTACTATTTATCGTTTTTATGTTTGTGCCACTTACTAAAGTAGGTTGAACTGCTATATTTCCACTACCTAATATTGTAGTTGAATTAACGGTTTTTATGTTAGTGCCACTTATTAAAGTGTCTTGTTTTGAACCTATAATATTTGCACCTGTTACCGACTTTGTTATATAACCACCTGCTCCGTCACTTTGACTAATTTCTACTAAATCAGTATTTGCTATTGCTGAACCTTTTGCGGTTAATTGACTAATTTTTATATCTGCCATTATATATTTTTTATTGTGTTACTCTTTTGTCGTTGTTTTCTGTTATTCTTTGGTCGCTTATTTCTGTTATTCTGTATGCACTTGGTATAATTATTGGAACGGCTACACCATCTATAACTCCTATTCCTTGAGCGCTTAAACTTCCGTTACAACACTTTATAGAATAGCTTTTTCCGTCTTTACATAGGCAACCACGTTGCCCACCTTTTGGACTTGTTCTCGAAGGTAAAGAACCCCAACTACTTCCCATTTTTTATAGTGTTTAAATAAGTCTTTAACTTTACGATATTGACTTCCTTTGGTTTGTATGTTCTTAAATGTACCACCCTGTATAATTATTGTTTGTGTCAGGAAACATATCACTTGTTGAATTTGTGTTATATTCTGGAAACAAACTTGTGTTGTTGCTTATGTAATCAATAAAACGTTGTGTGTAGTGTTGTGCTATTTGTGTTTCCTTTTCAATTAAAAAGTCTATTTCGCTTTTTTCTACGCTTGTGCTATTTTCGGAATTGTGTTTGTAAACTCCTTTGTTTGAAATCGTGTAAGCTGCAAACGGCAAATAATACTTCATTGCTAAATGAATAAGCATTGGCTTTAAATAAGTCGTTGTAAGCGTTAAATAATTACCACTTAATGTATTTGCTATGATGTCCGCTTTTATCTTGTCTAATAGCTTCGTTCCTGTGAAATTTTGCAAGTCTGTATCTTGTGCAATCTTTATGTATTGTATAAAATTGTCCGTATCTACGTTTCCGTTTAACGAAGTAAATTTAACTATGTCTTGTCTTGTAACTAAAAGTGCTTCTGCCATTATTTTACGTCTGAAGGTAAGTTTTTATTATTTGGACTAAATCCCTTTAAAGGAAGGTTATTCGGGTAAAAACTAACTTCGTATGGATTAGTAATTTTATAACCTTTTATTTCTGCTGCTCGTGTTCCTATTTCTTCATAACCTTTTTCAATAGCATTTAAATCAAGCATAAACGTCACTCTTGAGAATTTATGATGGCATCGTGCTCCCCCCTTCCATTTAAAAATGTCGTAAATATTTCCACCAAATTCTCCAAAACCCGGATTAACAGCTTTTAAACTCATTGCATCAATATCTTCTTTTCTAAATAGTCTATCTTCTTTTAACATCATTGCTTTACAAAAATCTCTATCAGGTGCTTTATTTCCTGTGTATTTGTATCGAACTTTAAAGTATTTTAATTCACCTACTTTTTTGTCTTGTGAACTCTTTAATTTTGGTTGTGGGTTTCCTGTTTGAATTAAATTAATTAAACGGCTTAAAATTGTTGTTTTAGGCTCTAATTCAGATTCAACTTTTATAAGGTGTAAGTTTAATTCTTCGTCATTATCTGCAACTTCTCTTTCATCTACCATTATCCAACCTTCGCCAAGTTGATTTGCATCTACTTGAGCTAATATTTCTTCTAATTCCGTGTTTACTTTGCTTAATTCTGTTCCTGTTTCTTCTGCAACTTGTTCTTCGTTTTGCGTGTTTTCCAAGTCCGTAAACTCTAAAGGTTGTAAAGTCTTAAAGAATAACTTTAAAGCAACTCCGTTGTAAGCTAATATACTATCGAAAGCGTCTAATAATTCTTCTTGGAATGGTCGTATAACCATATTGTCAAAAAGCACGGATGAATTTTTCAATTCGTCTGCGTTACTTGAAAAACCATTTGTTGATGCAACTCCAAATAATAACGGACTTGTAATATTGTGTCCTAACATTATTTTCTTTAAACATTCTTCCGACAAATAAGTGTAGTGTTCTGGTGCGTCGTTTAACGGAATATCTTCAACCGTTGTTTTGCTTTCTGCGTTGTTGTTAAAAGCTACAATTACTTTTTGTCCGCGACTTCCTGTTAACTTGCTTAAAACTTTGCTTGAAATAATACTTTGTTGTTCATCTGTTGGAACTCCGTTATTAAAATTTACAACTTTTGTACCGCTAAATCCGTTTTGTACTTCGTTAATTAAATAGTCTGCAATTTCTTCTTCTAAAAGTGTATAAGGTACAGCGCCTTGATAGTCCGGATATGCGTAATATTTCATTCCAACCGAATAAGGTTTAGAAAAAAGTATTTCTATTTTTTCTTTGCTATAACCAAAAGCGTTAAATCTTATTGGAGCAAACTTTTTTGTATCGTCCCAATTGTCCGAATAATAATAACCTGTTATGTTTCCGTCTTTGTCGCATTTTTCAGCTCGTAATAAATTAACCGGTATATGATATGCTTTTAATATTTTGTCGTGCTTGTCGTTGTAGTGTACTTGAATAGCAAATTGTCCAAACATTTTTCTATCAAGAACCATTTTTCTAACGTCTTCTTTGTGAAATAAAGACATCATTTGAGCGTACTCATTCGGTTTTTTATTAGCGTCTAATGCACTTAAACCTTTTCCGTAAATTAATCGCGCTACGTTGTTTATAATAGCGTTGTTCGTTGTTGAATTGCTATAACGTTCAATTAAGAATTGAAAATATTGGTCTCCGTCTTCGGTTAAAAAGTCAACCCAATTTTCTCGGTTTGTTTCCGAAACTA